CTAAAGCCCCACCCACGGGGTTGCCCTAACCCGTACCCACTTATTTGTATTGGCTGATTATGTTTACAGCCTGCCGCGCCATTGGCCCGGTCATTTCGTCGCGCATGATTACGGGCATAGCGCACTACCTACGTTGCCGTATGTTCCCAACTACCGTGCAACGGGCTTAGGGCTTGGCTAGTCCAACGCTAGGCGGTGGCTAGAAACTTTATAATTACTGGCATTTGGTTAGGTCGCCATACCTGCACAATGCAAGCCGACAAATCTAACCGGTCTAACCATTGCTCTTGCTGTTTGCTTATGCGTCCAATGTCTGTTTTAAGTTCTGCGAAAACTAGCACACCTCGAGGATTGAGTAACACTAAATCGGGAAAGCCTGTATTGCCTTGCACGTGTGTTGCCCATTGGCCGCGCCTGTTCATTGCGGGTAAGTCATGGTGTACAAACCAACCGTAACGCGTTGCAATTTCTATAACGCTGTTTTTAAACGCGCTTTCAGTCATTGCCATAGTTTTTGTGTATTGTTCGCGCCCAAATCTCATTTGACAAATGTTCAGTAGCCCAACGCAAGTGGCTTACTACCTTGTCTTTGCCTAAGTAATCGGCGTGGGCTGTTTGCATTTCGTCAATTAAACGCACCATACGGGTTAGTAGTAGTACTTGTTCGTCAAGTGTCATTAGTCGGCCTTACTACTTGGTAGTTGCTTTAGTGCGTCTATCATTTGTGTCGCTTGGTCAGGGCTTAACGTCTCAAGTGTTACCGCGTCGCTATTCAACGTTGCTGCTATGTAATCATGTAGCGCGACTTCGTCAAACCCTGCACCTTTAGCCAATGACTTAATAAAATACACCTGTTTTTGGCTAGCGTTTCGAGTGTGTGTACTGGCCGGCTGTTCTCGCCGAATAGGTGCTATTTGTGCGTCAGGCTTTTTAGGGTCTTGCCGTGCCTCTATTTCGTTACGTGAAGCAATGCTTTTGTTAATGCCAAAACCCATGTAACCCAACGCACGGCCTAACGCGCTTGTCATACCCACCATAAACTCGCTGTTTTTGGTGTATGGCGTTTTGCCGGGGTATGGTTCGGCTGCGGTGGCAATGCTTGGAATTAGGTCGGAAGCGTCGCGCCAAACGGTAACGGTGCAACGGTAAAACGTGCTTCCGTCGGGCATGGTTACAACCTCGGCGGCTGTTTCTTGTATGCGTAAATCGGGGTAGCGTTTCAATGCTTCGCTTAGGCGTGTTGGTACGTCTACGTAATTGTCAATGTTGAAAGCCATTAGCGCCAATCCTTTTTGCATGTGCCGGGGTGAAAGTACAGCGTCCGGGCGTGTGTTTTGTTTGCTTTATAGGCGTATGTTGTAGCGCCACATTTCGGGCATTTTCTCATGTCGGGTTTATCTTTCATTGTCGGGTTATATTGCTGCAGGTAACGTACTCATTGCGTGTAACAAGGTTTGTGGCGTTTTAAAACATGGCAACGGCATATATGGCGCCCACCGGTCAACTTGCATAGTTTCATACAACGTATTCCAACCGCGCAAAACTACAGCCTTGTTTTCTTTGTCAAGTGTTGCCAGTACGTATATGGCGGGTTTGTCAAAATCTCGAGTAAGTAGGCAGCCGTCCGGGCGTGGTGTTGTGCGTACTTCGTAACGGCCTACGTCGTTTGCTTTCGGGTTGTATGGTTCGTAACCCCAATAAAGGTTTAAATGTTTGGCTAACGCAAATTCACCTAGCGCGCCTATTTTGTCGGGCAACGTGTTTTTAAATTCGCCTTTAAACCGGTCTTGGTGTTGGTTGTGTTTGGCGTTTTCGTGGCGTAGTTCGGCTACGGCGTATGCGTAGTTTATTTCCGTCGGGCTTAAATAAACAGTTGTCACGGTTAGCCGCCTAAAGCCTCTATTGCTTCGCTAACGGCCTGCCATGCGTCTTGTTGGCCGCTTAAATCTAGGTCTACCGCTACGTGCTTTAAACGTGCAATTAGGTCAGCGTGTTTAGGTTTGTACGGTACGTGTGCGGGCCTGCATATTTCGTCTATCAAATCAAAAACGGCCATTTGGTGCTTTGCCATTGCGTTTGTTGTTGGGTCTAACATACGTCGGGTTTCCTTACTTATTATGTTGTCGGGGTAGGGCTGTTCGTTCATTATTTGCTTGTAGTCCATGGTAGCCAACCGCTAATGCGCCATATAGCAACCATGGCACGTGTGTTGGTCGTTGGGTCAAATAGGTCGGCGCAAGTCTCGACTATGCCTTTCGCCTGCAGCCAACCGGTAGGCCAATTACTGTTAGGTAGGCACCAAAACCCGTTAATTTGGTAAATGGAATAACTACCACCGCTTGGGTCTGACGCGTTAAACGCTTCGCTATTGCACCGGCTTTCACGTACAGCCACGCGCAACGCTGTTTCTAGTTCGCTAGGCGGTAATCCCTCGGCTAAGGCTAATGACGCAACCTGCGTACAGGTAGTGACCAATGCGGGCAATGTGGTTGTAGTTGTGGTTGGCGGTAATGACGCTATTACAACCTGTGGGGTTTCGGTTGGGGCCTGTGCATTACCGGGGCTAAACAACACTAAAACGCCTGTAATTAAACCTATTAAACCTGTGGTTATTCTGTGGGTAATCATTTTGCTACTTCCATTTGATAGGGGTTTCCCCATGTTCCGGTAGCCGGGCTTTTAAAAACTAGTTGTACGTGTAAAACGTCGTTTGTTTGTGGGTCTCTAAAAATTTGTACCATGGCTTTTTGCCCGGTGGCAAATGAGGTTATAAAACACTCATAGTTAAAAAACTGTAATTCGTTCATGGTAAAAGGCTTTCCGTCGGTAAAGAAAACCCTAGCGAACCATTGTTACGCGGTTGTGGATACCCCAAACACCGCTTGAAATATGGTTTTTACGGCTTCCGGATTATCTGCCATAGCCGGCGAAAGTTCTATATGCCACCAATCACCACCGGGCGCACCTGAAACGGTTTTAGTTTCGTACGCTTTCCATGCTTGACGGTCACAACGCCACGCCCTACCAAAAGGTTGTGGCCAATAGTCAATAATCATTTGTACACCAAGTTTGTTTGCATTGGCTATTACAACGTCTATAAAGGCTTTAGAGGCTTGGCGGCCTTGTGCTACGCCTTTAGTGTCGGTTTTGCGGTATGACAAATCCATAGCGCGCCCTGTTGCGTGTACCGACATTTGCCCGGGTTTGCCTTTAATATCTCGAACCGCCCACGTGCCATTATTCCAACAAGCACCGTTTGACCATTTAACGGCTTGTTTTACCCATTCCTCGGTACCGGCGCGTTTACCTTTAGCGGGGCCGTCGCTATTACCTATGTAGTCGCGGGCGCCGGGTACACCGGGTAGGGCTTTCGCCGTCATTTTGTGCGGCCGTACGCGCTGTCATTAGGGTTAGCCCAACGCATAACAGGCGGGATAAGCGCGGCAATGCCGGCTTTTAAGTAATCGGTTGGGTTGGTTGCGCCGGTCAAATATACCGCTACAACAGCGCCAACAACGCTACGGCCATATGAGGCGGCCATAAGTTCTAATTGTTTTTTCATTTGTGCCCCTCTAAATGGCTATCTATTTTTTCTTCAATTCTTCCCAACGTCTGATGGACAATTCCGTGGTCTCGTCGGTTGTCCGACCCAATCTTTCCGATGAAAGCAACCAATACAAGGAAACACCCACCGACGATAGAAACCACAATTTCAGTAGCCACGACATTACGAAAGTAAAGCGGTTACTTCGTCGGCAGTAAGTCCAAGTTTGGCTAAGGTATCGGCTTTTAATTTTGCTTTATGGGCGCGTGCTTTTGTTTCCGCCGAACATTCGGCTAAATCTTTGTCACGTTGCGTTATTTCCTCGTCGGTCATGTCGCGTACTTCGTCGCCTATTTGTATTTGATATTTAGACATTGTTTTAACTTTCGCTTATTCCGTAGACACGGTAGAAACCGGTCATAGTTCCAGTAGATGTAACAAAGGTAAGCCCGTCGTGCGCTTCGGCTGCGTTATAAAAATAACCACCAAAAATAGCGCCGTTAGTTCCCGCAACGTTCCCGTTTCCTGCTGCAGTTACGTTTGTGTAACTACTTGCATTTGTTGGGTCAAAAACTGCAATAATGCCGCCGTAACCGCGTGTACCGTCAGCGCCCACTATTTGAGGTGTAGCCGAACTTCCCGAACCTGTGCCCGTGTAAGCGCCTGCGGTATTCATTACGCCTGTGCCCCAAAAATAACTTGCTGCTGTTCGTGGTGTACCTGCGTTATTTACTCTTACTGAAACCTGCAACTGTGTAGACACACTCGTAATATCTAAAAACACTTGGTAATTTTTATAAGTACTTGTAAATGTGCTGGCGGCCATGCTTACTGTACTTTGCGTTGTAAATGACGCGCCAGTAACATAAACCATGCCGGGTGTTGCGCCTGCCGCAATCCATGCGCTACCTGAATAAACCATAAGGCTAGAAGTTGCCTCAATATACGCGTATTGACCTTGGGCAAGAGTTTTTTCACCTGTGCCACCAAAAGCGGCGTCACGCGTTGTAGTAGTAGCAAATACAGGTATACCCGTATTTATTTGCGTTACTTGTGCGGCCGTTAAAATTTGTCCTGCCGTAAATACTGGTACTGCTGTTTGTGCGTTTAATCCCATAATTATTTATCCTAATTCAGCCAAGCACGTTAAGCGCGTCAAGTTGTCCGTAAATTGGGTCGTCTAAAATCAGTTCGAATACAATTACAGTAGGGGTAGTAAACAGCCGTACGCGGTGGCCGTCTAGGGTTATTTCATGTTCTACACCCTCTACGCCTAATTCTTGGGCAAGTACGGTAGTTGTCGGCCCGGTAACAAAAGTTTTTTCTATGGTTATTGTGTCGTTAATGTCAACTATGGCTACCGTGTCGCGTTGGGCTGTTGTTAGCGCGCCTAAAACTGTTTCTACGCTGTTGTAACGAGGTTCGGGAGTACCGTTTAAAAGGTAGGTTGCCGCGTCTGTTAGTTCGCTATTGTCTAAAAGGCTGTTAGTTATGCTGTTGGTTTGCACAAAAAACGCGGCTTGGCTTGCAAGGTCGTTGGCTGTTGCGCTGCTACCGCCTAGGTTTTCTATGTATACGCGGTTGGTTACGGCGTCGGCCTCAAACGTAATGCCTAGCGCGTCATAGGGTATTTCGGTTCCGTCGTCGTGGAAGTCGGCTACCGACCCGCTAAGGGTTTGCGATACTCGAGGCGTAAAAGTTAAAACGCCGTCGCGTGACATGAACAGGCGGCCAAATTCGGCGGTTTGGTTTATTTGCGTTAAATAGTTTAAAGCGTTTGTTCCTGCCGGCACGGTGTAGGCGGCGTCGTGGCCTAGGTCTACGGTGCCTGCGTTAATGTTGCGCGCTGCACCGGTTGGGTAGTTAACTTCGGGCAGGTCTAAAACCGTGGTTATGCGTTGGCCGCTTGTTTGTACGGTTACGTTTAGTTCGTCCATATAGGTTTGCCCTAATAGGTAGAAATCGTCCGAACAATAAACGGTTACGGTATCGAGGCCGCCCAAATTAAAGTTGTAGTCATAGTTCACTACGCGCCCACGGAATAGGTACTCGGGGTTGTTGCTTGCGTCGTAACGCACAAAATAAACCTGTCGTAATGGTGCCAACCCGGGTAAAGCCTCGGGCGTGTTGTAATAGGGGCTTGTGTCGTCGAATGGGTTAAAAATGCCGTCCGTGTCGAATATGGTAAATGTCATTGTGCCGGCTACGAATTGGTCGCCTTGGTCGCGTCTACCGCGTCGTATGTTTACTTGGGTCGTGCTTTCGGTGACGTTGGCATAGTCGCTGGTACCGTCAAGTACATAAGTTGTATTGTCTAAAACGCCTTTTAAATAATTGTCTAATACAAATGCGTTTACTGTAAAGCCGGTGTCTATAAAAAGGCTGTAGTTTCCGGCTTGGGTTATGGTGCTGCCGGGCATTATCTAAAACCTGCTATTGGTATGTCTAATGGGCCGTTTTGGCGGGCTAGTGCGCGTAGGCCGTCTTGTGTGACGCGGCCTATTTCGGCGCTTGTTGCCATGCCACCGGTGACGTTTACCGTAAAGTTTTGTGTTACGCCGCGCATAGCCTGATGTTCCTGCATACTTGTTATTTGTGCGGGTGTTGGTGCCGGTGTTGCTACGGCTTGGCCTGCGGTAATGCCAGTAAAGGCTATTTCGGTTTGGGCTTGGCCTAACAAACTTTCTAGGCGCTTGGTCGTCAATTTAGGGTTTTTAAGAATTGCCTCATATTTGGCTAAAACGCTTTCCAAACCTTTAACTAGCGCGGTGCCTTGGTCTACGCCGGCTTGGTAGAAACGACCTGCCGCGTCGAGGCCTAACATATCGGCCACGCTGTTAACCGAATTAACAAGCGCGTTTACACCGTTGGGGCCTGTAATGGCTTCCTGCCCACCGGCTACAAGTTCGGCAGCGATAGCGGCGCCTGCTTCCGCGCCTGCGTCTAATACGGCTGTTAACGCGGATTGGCTAAGGCCACGTTGTAACAACAATTCAACGTTGCGGGCATATTGTTTTACCCCGGATACTTGGTCACGCAAACCCTCGAGGAAACCGCCGCCAGTTTCTACGCCTGCTTCTTTGGCGTCTGCAAAACTAAAGCCGCTTTTAATGCCGTCGGCAACACCTTTACCAAAATCTGTAAATGCGTCTTGGGCGTCTTTTAGTTGGTCTTTAGCGTCGTCAAGCGCGTCGGCCAGTTTGTCTTTAATGACGTCGTATAGTTCGCTAACTTTTTTAGACGCGCCGCCTACGCTTGTTTCTAATCCTGCAGCCTGTTTTTTTGCTTCACCGGAAGCGTCGGCTAAACGCATTGTTTGTTGTGCGCTGTTTTTAAGGTTTTCGTTATATGCGCCTATGCTCTTTTCGTCTGTAAACGCTTCGCGCAATTTGCCAAGGCCAAACCAAATTTGGCTAAGTGGATTAGACATATTGCGTAATAAGTCTGTAAATCCACTTAATTCGTTGCCACTATTTTTTACTGGTGTTGGTAGTTTGTCAAAGGCTTGCGCTAAAAAGTTTATGTTTTGTGTTGCTGTTTTTGCTTGCTCGAGAAATGCGGCACCAAATTTGGCTTGTAAATCTTTAAACGTTGCAGACAATGTGCGGGTGCTGTTGGCTAGGCCGTCGCTTGTACGCATAAAGTCGCCTTGGGCGTCGCCTGTTTGTTTAAAAATTGCGGACTGTGCGGCCAATATCTTTTGCTGTGCTGTTAGCGCGCCTTTGCCGTCATAAATGCCAAGCGTCATTGCCTCTTGTTTTAAGGTCGCGTCGTTAAGCAAAACACCAAAACGGCGCAAAGGTTCGGCTTCTCCACGTAACGCGGCGCCAATGGCTTGTACGGCTTCCTCGGGCGTGGTGTTATTGAATGAGGCAAGGTCAGTAGCAAGGGCCGTAAAATCGTTACTAAATACCGCTAAGTCTGTGCCTGCTAAACCTGCTGCTTTACCAAATGTGCCGAAAACCCCGGCAGCCTCTAAAACCGCTTGCTTTGATTGGCCAAGGTCACGGGCCGCACTATTAGCAAACTTTTCTACCTCTTTTGCGCCTTTACCAAATACTACGTTTACTTTGCTTAGGCTTTCTTCCATGTTGGAAGCGGCTTTAATAGCCGGGCCAAGCACACTTTGTACCGTGCCAACAGCAAGGCTAAAACCGCCAATAGCACCGGCAACAGTTTTAGCGCTAGTACCAAAACTTTTAAGTTGTTTATCGGCAGCCTGTACACCCGTATTAACAAACGAGGTAATAATAGGTATGTTAATTGCCATTATTTGTACCTCTGTTTAAGTTGTTTGTTTGTTTTCGCTTCGACGTCTGCAATAACTAATTGTACTTCCTGTTGTACGGCTGGCTTGTTTTTCTCTACGGCTTTGTCAATTACTCGAGGTTGCTGCCCACCGCCGAAAACGTCAAGGTTTGCCACAAATAAACCTTGGGTATGGCGTCCGGCATGGTCATAGATAGCGCCTGCGGCGTCTGCCTGTTGAACAGTCATTAAACGGTATGGTTTAGCGCCAAACGGTATTTGTTCTGTATGTGTTGCTACACCGTCGGTAAAACGTGTGAATTCTACGTATCGTTCTTTGGTTGCGCGTGAACCAACTTTAATTTTAAAGCCTTTTTTAACGGCGTTGGTATTCCACCTAATCTCTCGGCCTTTAATAAGGGTGCCACGGTTCATGCCTGATAGCGGCGCGCCTTTTACCCCGGTTATGGTTGTAATCATGCTGCGGGCTTCCGTTACCATGACGTCGCCTGCTCGAGTAATGCGCTTGGTTACTTGCCTACGGTATGTAGGGTCTATTTTGTGCAATAGCGCCAAGGTTTCTTGAATACCTTTAATTTCTAGGTTTGCTTGCGCCATGGCTTTTACCTTTTGTTTCGTTCTCCCAAAACTTTAGCCACCGTTGCTAAATCTTGTGTGTCAAACGTAGCGCTATACCAATGCGGCGCCCACCCTGTTGCTATTAACAGTTCGGCTAGTTGCCGGCGGTAGGTGCCGCTTGGGTAGGGTTTTCGGCCTCTTGTGCGGTTACTTCAATGTTTGTTACCTGTTGGCAGTATTTGTCAAATTCGCCCGGTACAACAATTTTGTTTTGTTTGCTTGCTTCCCATGCTAGGTATAGCAAATCCTCTACACCAATGCCGTTTGCCATGTCTGCCGCTTTACGTTTGAAACGACGTTCCCATAAGACAATGGTAAATAGGTTGGTGTTTACTTCGTATGTGCCGTCACCATTGGTTACTAATAGCGTTAATTGCATTGCTTGCCTCTTTCGTGTCGGGCCGATTATTCGGCGCTGTTTATGGGTTTGTTACGTCAACGCTGTAAACGCCACCGACAAAGGTTACGTCTACGGTTGACAATTCGCCCATGGTTGCTGAAATAACTGGCATTTCGTTTAGGTAGCAACCGGTAAGGGTGAAGCCCGGGTTAGTTGCGCTATCTACTGCCGACGTTGGTTTAACAATAACCGTAGTAGTTGTGCCTACAAGTGCCGAAAGTGTTGCGTAAGTTTCGCTTGCTGCGTATGACTGATAAAGGGTTAGTGTCAATTCACAGTTTGAAAGGCCCGCTTGAAAACTGCGGTTTGTTTTCCCAAAAGTCGTATTTTCAAGTTGGTCAAAACGGTAAGAAAATGTTGCCGCCGTGCATTGGTCGGTTAGGTCTACTGCGTTAACAGTTACAACCGGGTTTGCTAAGTAAGTGCTTGTTGCCATGGTGTTTAATCCTCTTTCGTTGCTTTCTTATTTTTAGCACTTTTTTTAGGTGCCGGTGTGGATACTTCGTCGGTTGCTTCGTCTGCTATTTCAACTATAAAACCGCCCCAAATAAGGCCTGCCACCTGTACACCCGGCTTGGGTACAAATTCTGTACCAACAACACCTAAACGGGGGCTTTTAATAATGTACATAGGCACCTAACTTGTTTGGGCTTGCATTTCTATTGTTAAATCATAGGCCGCCATTTCGCTACCGCCGATTATGGCAATAGTTGGGCGTCCGTCTGTTACGGCAACGTTTTTAGCCAATACTTTTGCCGCCATGTTCATAAGGCTGCGTTGCGCGTCGAGGTTGCCCGGGCCAAGGGTAATGAGGCGTACGGGAAACGTCAATTTAACTATGTTGTAGTTCCATGCCACAAACGAGGGCGCGTCAATAAAAGCACAAGGCGGCACAAGGTTACGCGGGTCGTTTACTACCTGTAGCCCTGTAATGGTCTGTAACGTCGTTGTAAGGTCGTCTAAGGCCTTGTTAAATAGGTCGGTGTATGCAACAGGCACTACGCAACCGCCGGCCTATCTACGCCTAATAGTTGTTTAATCATTGGGCTAAGGCCCATGCTTCCACCGGCGGCCAAACCGTCAAAACTGGCAAAGTCTGTTACTGACCCACGCTGCCTATAAAGAAAACCTGCATAAGCAATAGTTCCCAACAGTACCGACGGGTTAGGCACGGTGCTTAGGCTTTCGTTGCGATATCCCGCCTCGGCCCTGCGACGATATGCAAACTCGTTGGCGGCTTGACGGCATTGAGTAATAAAGGCTTGGTCGGCTGCCGTAGCGGTACCAATGCCTAACCAATCCTCTACCTGCGCGTCGGTTGTTACCCACGTGCATTGTGGCGTAGTAGTCAACGTGCCAGTAGCGGCAACAATGTTTACGTTTGCAGCCGTTTTAGCAAACAACACTTGGTTGGCTATAGGTGCTTCAATGTCGTAATGTAAAAAACCTTGTTCGTCTACGCCGGTGTAGTAATACTGTGGCAATTCACGCACCGTATAGGTACCGTTAAAGGTTGCGTCAACCCCTGCAATAGTTACCGACTGTCCAACCTCTAAAGGGTCGGCGTTAGTTAGTAATACAACAACCGCGTAATTGTCGGTTAGGTATTTTTGTTGGACCGAATAGACGGCCATAAAGGCCTACCTTTCGGTTATCAGACGAACTTAACGAACTTGGTTGCGTCTGCCATAAAGCCTGCAGCGTAACCACGGAAAGCAATTGTACGGCCAAGTGTTGCCGGTACTTCAACGCTAATGGCGCCCTTTTGCTGTTCGTAGAATTCGAAGCCTGCGGCAGGGCCGGCAGCGTGACCCATGAAAGAGCCGGGCGCGTTTTTGTCAACGACCAACACCAACCCGAGAGGGTTGCCGTTCCATGAGGTTGCAGCGGAGTTACCTGCAGCGTTTTGACCCATGAGGTTTGGTGCGCCCGTGTACGGAAATACAGGCCTATTTTGGTCGTCTGTGCTTGACGCAAGGGCCGCCCAACTGGCAGGTGTGACTACCATGTGGGTTGGCAAGTAGTTAGACGAAGCCGAAATTTGGCGGGCACCGTCGTAAATTGCTGCTACCCAATCGGCGCCGCTTGCGGTGTCTGCAACTGCTGACGTTTGGCTAATTGCTGCATGACAAGTGTCTACGGCGTAATTGTCGGTTGCTTGGCCATAAGCGATAGCCAACTGGTTAAGAATGATGTCAATGCTCGACGGGTCACTCCAGTCAAGGTCTTGTTCGGAAACGGTTACGTATGTTCCGAAACTTAATTTTGAAATGTCGTTATTTGAAACTACAACGGTTGACGCGTTAAGCGTGTCAAACTGTGCGGCCTGTTGTGTAACGGTTGGGCGGGTTGTAATTTTTGGACGGCGGAAAGTTGCGCCTGCGGTTGGCATTGCGCGTGTACCAATAGCCGTTACGAAAGGCCTAATAGGGTTAAGCCCGTCATACACGCTGCCAGTAATAATTTCCGGCAAAATGCCCGGGGTACTTTCGGTGTTAATAAAAGGCGCGGTGCCCGGTGCTGCCTCTACACGTGCTGCGTTAATGTTTGCGTTTAGTTGTGCAAAATCTGCACCGCCGCGAACATAACTAGCAATGTATTCAGACGTGCTAGGCAAACGCAATTTACGTGGCTGTGCGTAAATGGTTTGTACGGTTGAAGCCTCAACAACTGCAGGGGTTTCTACTGGGTTTGACATTTCGGTTACTTCCTTTTCTGTGTCCTGTTCACTATTTAACTCTACTTCGTTTTCGTTTTGGTGGATACTCGCGGCCACCCGTTCCACTTTGGCGGCCTCAAACGCGCCATATGGCAAAAGTG